GTTGCTTGGGCGTGGAAAGCTGATGATAACGAACCGACAATAAACACAGAAGGTAGTATAGATTCACTTGTTAGTGCAAATGCTAATGCAGGATTTAGTATAGTTAAATATGAGGGAGATGGTACTGCAGGTGCTACGATTGGACACGGACTGTCAGCTGCTCCAGAAATGATTATTGTAAAAGAACTTGATGGTACTTCTTCTTGGCAGGTGCATCACACAGGATTATCTGCTAATAATGTATTATTATTAAATAGTACAAGTGCAGAAGCTAACCCATCAACTGATTTTAACAATGGTGGACTTGGAACTGTAAATTCTACAACATTTGGATTTGTTTCAGGACTTACAGATACAAATAATGTGAATGAATCAGGTTTAGGTTATATTGCCTACTGTTTCCATTCAGTATCTGGATATAGCAAGTTTGGAAGTTATACTGGAAATGGAAGTACAACAGGTCCAACTGTTACAACAGGATTCCAACCTGACTTTTTATTTGTAAAAGATATAAGTAATGGTACAACTAATTGGAGAATTGTAGATAGCGTGAGAGGTACAGATGCAACTGATGGTTCAGGTTTATTTCCAAACTTAAATATTGCTGAACAAACTGATGGAACACAACACGCTGTTGAATTCCAATCAAATGGTTTTCAAATAAGAAATGCGACATCTGGTTGGAATAACAATAATAATACACATATATATATGGCATTTAAAATAAATTAAAATGATAGGATACATATTACTTGCTGTATTTACATTACTTTTAGTAATAGGGCAAATTAAAAATGCGGATATAACTATAGGGCCTATAATAGGATTTATGATTGGATTTTTATATAGCCATCAAGAATTTGATGATGGAACATATGATACAACTTTGCAGTGTGCTTTAGGATTTATTACCCTCAGTGTAGTATGGACGCGTAATATAAAAGAATAAACATTATATTTGTATATAGTGTAATTAAATTAAATAAAATAAAATGTCAAAAAATAAAATAACAAAAGAGGAGCTTGAGCAACTTCAGGCAAAAATATCAGTTTTAAATAATCTACAATATAAGTTAGGGGCTTTAGCTGTAGATCAGAATAAAGTTTTAAAAGCATTTGATACGGTTCGCGAAGAACTTAGAACAATGCAAATGGAATTGAAGGAAACATACGGTAATGTTAGTATTAACGTAGAAGATGGTAGCCTCACTGAAACAGAAGAAACAGATGAGCAAGCTGATAAGAAAGATTAGTATTGGTAAAAATTACAAAACCGATGCAATGCACTATGCCGTAGGGCAAGACGTTTATGGGGGTCATACAATATGTGATATAATAGAAGAAGAAGACAAATACTCTATTTACATAAAGAAAGGCACAGACGTATTACCTTGGAAAAGTTTTAATAAAAACATGGCAATATCTGTTGAGTATAATTTACAATATTAATGAAACCAATATATTCCTTTTTAATAAAACCTAAAAAAGAAAGATACGATAATACAAAAAAAGTTGGAGATAAAGAGTTAATATTAAATACAGATATATCCGATCATAAATTTGTAAGTCGTCAAGCAATAGTTTGCGAAACACCGATAGCACGTGATACACATATTAACAGAGATGATGAGCTTTATGTTCATCATAACATATTTCGTCGTTGGCATGATGTTAGAGGTATTGAACGCAATAGTAAAAGTTATTTTAAAGATAATTTATACTTCTGCGAACTTGAGCAAATATTTCTTTACAAGCGTAATGGCATATGGAAAGCGAATCAAGGATTTAGTTTTGTAAAACCTTTACTAAACGACGATAAGTTTTCAATCAATAAAGAAATGTCATTAACGGGTATTATTAAGTACGTAGATAATACGAATAACTTTAAGGTTAATGAAAAAATAGGATTTACTCCAGATAGTGAATATGAATTTGTAATAGAAGGTGAAAGACTATATAGAGTAATAAATAGCGAAATATCTATACGTTATGGATATAAAGAAGAAGAAAGAGAATATAATCCAAGCTGGCTATAAAGCTGTTGATGAATTGGTCAAAGTAGCAAAAGAAGCTATTGTTGAAACAGATGATGATGTTTCAGCTGATAGACTGAAGAATGCCGCTGCTACCAAGAAACTTGCAATATTTGATGCTTTTGAAATATTAAATAGAATAGAAACAGAAAAAAGTTTACTTGAAAATAAACCAACGCAAACAAAAGAAAATACGTTTTCAGGATTTGCAGAAAAAAAATCTAAGTAATGGCATATCAACAAACATTATATAAGATTATTGAACCAATTAAAAAAACTACCATTAGTAGATTAAACAAAAGCAAGAAATGGGAGTATGGTTATAATGAAGAACATGATGTTGTTGTTATAAGTAAAACGGGACAAATAGGTGAAGTATATGAAATACAAAATTTAAAAATTGCCTTACCTGCTGAAAAAGATGTCTATAGCATAGATGATAAATGGATTGCGCATGATTATCCGGCTGAACTTAGAAGATTAAAAACAATATTCGATTGGAGAGATTATCCTGAAGAATTAAAAGAAAAATGGTATGCATACATTGATAGAGAATTTACCAGACGCGAGGAAGGCTTTTGGTTTCGCAACAAAGGTTGTAGCACTTATATTACTGGCTCTCATTATATGTACTTGCAGTGGTCCAAGATTGATGTTGGGAAGCCAGACTTTCGAGAAGCAAACAGATTATTCTTCATATTCTGGGAGGCATGCAAGGCAGATCAAAGATGCTATGGAATTTGCTACCTTAAAAATAGGAGATCCGGTTTTAGTTTCATGTCATCAAGCGAAACAGTTAACCAAGCTACTATCAGTTCCGACTCTCGATTCGGAATCTTATCGAAGAGTGGTGCAGATGCAAAGAAGATGTTTACAGACAAGGTGGTACCAATATCAGTCCACTATCCCTTCTTCTTCAAACCAATACAAGACGGAATGGATAGGCCCAAGACTGAACTTGCATTCAGAGTACCCGCTTCCAAGCTCACTAGGAAGTCCATCAGTGCAACCGGCGCCGCCAAGCCCGAAGCGCTCGAAGGGCTCGATACAACAATAGATTGGAAGAATACAGGGGATAACTCTTATGATGGTGAAAAGTTAAAATTATTAGTGCACGATGAATCTGGTAAATGGGAAAGACCAGATAATATATTAAATAACTGGCGAGTAACAAAAACAACTCTTAGACTGGGAAGTAGGATTATAGGTAAGTGTATGATGGGATCAACATCAAACGCATTAGATAAGGGTGGTGATAACTTTAAAAAATTATACTATGCTTCAGACGTTACAAAACGAAACAGGAATGGACAAACAAGCTCTGGATTATATAGCTTATTCATACCTATGGAATGGAACTACGAAGGATTTATCGACGATTGCGGAATGCCTGTCTTTGAATCTGGAGATACTAGCGCTCGCGACAATTATGGAGAAACAATTGGAACAGGAGTTATTGAGCATTGGCAGAACGAAGCAGACGGTCTTAAAGGTGACCAAGACGCACTAAATGAATTTTATCGTCAATTCCCGCGTACTGAAGAGCATGCGTTTAGAGACGAAACAAAAAATAGTATATTTAATTTACAAAAGATATACGAACAAATAGATTACAACGGGGATTTGAAAGGTTCAGGATTAGTATCGAAAGGAAACTTTCAATGGGAAAATGGTATAAAAGATAGCAAGGTTATATTTATGCCTGATATGAAAGGTAGATTTAATGTTTCTTGGATTCCTCCTGTACATATGCAAAACATCGTAATTAATAGAAATGGAAGAAAATATCCAGGTAATGAACACTTAGGAGCTTTTGGATGCGATAGTTACGATATATCCGGGACGACAGATGGTCAAGGATCTAAAGGAGCTTTGCATGGATTGACTAAGTTTAGCTTGGACGAAGCCCCTTCTAATAGTTTTTTTCTTGAATATGTATCAAGACCGCCAACAGCAGAAATGTTTTTTGAAGATGTATTAATGGCATTGGTATTTTATGGAATGCCGTTATTAGCAGAAAACAATAAGCCAAGACTTTTATATTATTTAAAAAGAAGAGGTTATAGAGGATATTCAATGAATAGACCTGATAAAAGTTATAATAAATTATCGGTTGCAGAAAAAGAAATAGGGGGTATACCAAACTCCTCAGAAGATATTAGACAAGCGCACGCAGCAGCAATAGAGTCATATATAGATAAACACGTAGGATTAAAAGAAGATAATAACTATGGTGATTTATATTTTGACCGTACATTAAATGATTGGGCTTTGTTTGATATAAATAAAAGAACAAAGTTTGATGCAGCAATAAGCTCAGGGCTTGCAATTATGGCATGTAATAAAAATATGTATACGCCCGCTGTAGTAAGAACAAAAAAGAAATTAGAGTTTGAATTTAAAAAATATAATAATCAAGGTAGTTTATCAAAAATATTAAAGTAAATGGCAAAGTCACACCCAACAGGATTATTTCCGAGTATGTCAGTATCTGACGCAGAAAAAGCTAGCATAGAATATGGTAAGAAGATAGGAAGAGCTATTGAATCGGAATGGTTTAAAAAAGATTCTGGTACTTCAAGGTATCAATCTAATCGTGAAAACTTTCATAGGTTAAGATTATATGCAAGAGGAGAGCAATCAATACAAAAGTATAAAGATGAACTTTCAATAAATGGAGATTTATCTTATTTAAATTTAGATTGGAAGCCTGTACCTATTATTCCGAAGTTCGTAGATATAGTAGTAAATGGTATTGCAGAAAGAATGTATGATATAAAAGCATATTCTCAAGATCCTTCATCCGTAAAGCAAAGAAGTGATTATATGGAAAATGTATTACGTGATATGCGTAGTAAAGAATATATAGATAGTGTACAAAGAGAGCTAGGTATTGATATATATAAAACTGAAAAAGAAAAATTACCATATGACGAGAAAGAGCTAAGCGTACATATGCAACTTGACTATAAACAAGGTATTGAAATTGCACAAGAAGAAGCGCTTGCAAATGTTTTTGATAAAAATAAATATGAGCTTACAAAGAAAAGGCTTGATTATGATGTCGCAGTTATAGGAATGGCTTGTGTAAAAAATGGTTTTAATAAAGCAGAAGGTATAACAATAGATTATGTAGACCCTGCGGATATTGTATATTCATTTACTGAATCTCCATATTTTGATGATTTATATTATGTGGGAGAAATTAGAAAAATTAGCATTCTTGAATTAAAAAAACAATTTCCTCATATAACAGACGAAGAAATAAAAAATATAGAAGATAATGGTTTAGGCTCAGGCGCTTTATTATATAATAAATCATATGGGGCTTTAGACGGCGATGACGATGGGTATGTTTATGTATTACATTTTGAATATAAAACATATCATAACCAAACATATAAAATAAAAGAAACTGCATCAGGTGGTAAAAAAGCTATAAAAAAAGACGATACTTTTAATCCTCCAGCAGATCAAAGATCTAGATTTGAAAAAATAAATAGAGCAATAGAAGTATTATATGCAGGTACAAAAATAATTGGTAGTGAAAATATATTAGAATGGAAAATGTGTGAAAATATGACAAGACCTAAATCAGATACAACAAAAGTTGAAATGTCATATAATATAGTAGCACCTAGAATGTATAAAGGAAGACTAGAATCATTAGTTAGCAGAATGACAACATTTGCAGACATGATTCAACTTACACATTTAAAACTACAACAAGTATTATCAAGAATGGTTCCAGACGGAGTATTTTTAGACGCTGATGGTATTGCTGAAGTTGATTTAGGTAACGGAACAAATTATAATCCGCAAGAAGCTTTAAATATGTTTTTTCAAACAGGTTCAGTTATTGGAAGATCAATGACACAAGATGGTGAGTTTAATAATGGTAGAGTTCCAATACAAGAATTACAATCAGGAAGTGGTAGTGGTAAAATATCTAGCTTAATAACAGCTTATAATTATTATTTACAAAACATGCGAGATGTTACAGGTTTAAATGAAGCAAGAGATGGCTCTGCTCCTGATAAAAATGCATTAGTTGGATTACAAAAAATTGCAGCTGCTAATTCAAATACTGCAACAAGACATATATTACAATCAGGATTATATTTAACTTTAAAAACAGCTGAAGCAATATCTTTAAGAATATCAGATGTTTTAGAGTTTGCTAATACTAAAAATTCTTTTGTAAATTCTTTAGGAAGATTTAATGTTGCAAACTTAGAAGAAGTTACAGAGCTTCATTTACATGATTTTGGAATATTTTTAGAATTAACACCAGATGAGGAAGAAAAACAATTATTAGAAAACAATATTCAAGCTGCTTTGCAACAAAATAAAATAGAATTAGAAGATGCTATTGATGTTAGAGAAATAAAAAATCTCAAGTTGGCTAATCAGCT